GCCTCCACCTACAGAACCAAAGGTTGAGACATTCCGAACTCCACGATTATTTAGTTTTACAAGTGCCATTATGAATCCTTTATACCATAGAGTTTTATTGTGCCAGCGTCTATGTTTCCTGATGTCATCTTAAATTGTATGTCATTTATTGCACTTGTTGTGTTAAAATAACCAGCTACATAATACTCATAAGCATAATTTGAAGCATGAGACATACTTCCTCTTGATATAAAATGTTTTACATAAGTAGTTGAGGAAGGATTAAAAAGCCAAAGTTCTCCACTTGTTGATTGGTCATTCTCATTGCCAACATAATGATATAATCTTTGAAATCCAGTTCCTTGAGCTTGATCATAACTGTCATGATAGCCTACTTCAGCTGCAGTTCCGTCTTCAGCATGATTAGCTTGAAAAATTGAAGATGTAATTGTTTCGTTATAACCACTTCCCCCAGCAGCATTTGCTTGAAATGCCAAAGCTGCTTGGTCTGTAGCTGGATGAGCATTAATTGTTTTAAAAACATAAATCGGATATGTGCTGTCCAAAACTACATCTGATGTACCATGAACAAAAGATAATGTAGCACTAGAACTAGCAGTTAAAGTTTTAATTAAAACCATAGAATCATCAATTCCTGAAACATCATCTACTGATGCAAGACTGTTGTTCACATATCTAATTATTGCTGGTGCTCCTACTGGTCCTCTTCCCATTATGCTACTCCATAAAGTTTGAACGTTCCGGCGGCTATAGCACCAGAAGTAAATTTAAAAGAAACTTCATCAATAGCAGTTGTGGTATTTATATAACCAGCAACATATGCATTTTGACTTTCATCAGTAGGATAAGCATATTGAACATTTGATATAAAATGTTTTACAAAAGTCGTATTAGATGGATCAAATAAATGAACTGTACCACTTAAACTTTGATCATTATCTGCACCCACTGGTTGAGATAATCTTTGGTAACTTGTTCCTTGACCCTGATCTCCACCTGTATCATAACTAACTGCAGCATTAGTTCCATTTTCACCATGCACTGCATAAAAATGTGTACTTGTTATTGTTTCATTAAAACCTGATCCTCCAGCAGCATTAAATTGAATGTTAAAATGTTGGTCATCACTAGCTGGATGAGCATCAATTATTTTTATAATATATTCGTTATAGGTATCATCAATACCAGAAGTAATATCAATAGTATCACTAGATGAAGCTGTTGTAGTTGAAATTAGTATCAAACTCTTCGCACTCACTCCCGAAGGTAGCGAAGTAATAGCTGTCATCGATTGGTTGTTTGCTGTAATAATTGCCATTAGCTTACTCCATACATTTTTATAACTCCGGATTGTATATTACCGGTTGAATAAGAAAATTGAACTCCATCTATAGCTGCAGTTACATTACAGTATCCTGCCATAAAACAATTTACATTATAGTCAGACATATCATGGTTGCTTACTTGAGAAAAAAAATGTTTAACATAAGTAGTACTACTAGGATCAAATAAATGTAGAGTTCCTGACATACATTCATCATTTCCACTTCCAGTAGGAACAGATACTCTTTGAACTCCAGTTGATTGTGCTAAATCATCGGCAGTTTGATAACCAACTTCAGCACCAGTACCTCCTTCAGAATGCTGTGCTCTAAAAAATGTTGTTGTTTTAGTAGCATCGTAAGCTGTACTACCATCTCTAAAGTTTACTTGAAAATAACCATCATCCGCTGCACAATGCATACTATAAAATTTAAAAATATATTGTTTATAAGTAGAATCTATGTTACTAGCAAAAGTAAGGGTTGTTCCTGAATTATCTGCTGTTAAAGTTTCTAACAAAGTCAAAGCACCAGTGCCTGTAGCACTCGATGCTAGATCCATATCATATTTTATGCTTGCGTATGTTGCCATTATGCTATCCCGTAAAGTTTGAACGTGCCGGCATCTATGTTGCCGGAATCAATTCCAAATTGAACTGCTGTAACTGCAGCTGTAGTGTTAACATATCCTGCTATAAACTCATCTTGAGCATAATTAGAATTCTCATAATTTATACTTCTAACTATAAAATGTTTAACAAAAGTAGTTGAGCTAGGATTAAAAAGCCAAATTTCTGAGCAACCACTTTCATCATTACCATTACCAATATTAAAAATTATATTTTGAACTCCTGTTGATTGTGCTAAATCTCCACCAGCAATATAACTCATGGCAGCATCAGTACCACCTTCATTATTATAGCTTCTGAAATGTGAAGTAGTTTTTGTTAAGTTATATGCATGACTTGATGTATCATCAGAAAAATTCATTGTTATTTCTCTACCATCTGATGATGGATGAGCATTAATTATTTTAAAAATATAAGTTCTATAAGTAGAATCTAATACAACATCAGAAGCTCCATTTACAAAAGAAATAGTTGAGTCACTTGAAGCAGTAATAGTTTTTATAGGAACTATAGCACCACCTGATCCTGATGGTAAAGCTATGTTGTATCTAGAATCTTGATATGTTGCCATTATGTAATTCCTATTAATTGTATAGTTCCAGCGTCTATATTACCGGATGAAAATTTAAATTGAACTTCATCTATTGCACTGGTTGTGTTAATATATCCAGCAATAAAGTTATTTTTAAACTGTGAATCTCCACCACCTACTTCAGCTATAGTGCATATAAAGTGTTTAACAAATGTAGTATTTGCTGGATCAAATAAATGTAAGAAACCAGAAACACAATTATCATTAGCATTTCCAGAATCTTCAGATAATGTTTGAAAACCAGTTCCT